ACTCAAGGTACTCGCGTGGGATGTGTTTGTTTTTGTGTACGCCAAGCTCTTTAATTTTGACTTGAAGACCAAGAACGCCAAACGTAAACCTTGTTGCTTGATCTGTCGTGATGTAGCCACGCTTTTTAAACTCGGCTCTTGTGTACACAGCATCATCATCGTGACAGGTAATAACCGCAGAAGCACTGCTGCCATCACCGAGCCACACACCAAGAACATAAGGGTCAATCGGAAGAGTTCGCGGCTCGTACTCCACTGGTTGCACTGGTGGCAGCATTGGAAGGTGTACTTCTTTTTGGTCTTTGAGCTTGATCTTTTGAACAAGCCCACTTGGCATGCGCCGAACCATCCAGCCGTTTTGCCGAAGCCACAAGTCCTCAGTCGTATAGTCGCGCCAGTTTTTTGCTTTTCGATCAAGCCTGACAGTCCAAAGGTGTTCTCCATCCACAATCAATGAAGCACCATCGTCTGTTGTTACGCGGTAAAGTTCTCGGCCCTTAAAGACCTCTGACTTGCCAAGAACTTTGACAGGCTTGCCGTCAGGGCCGAACACAAAGTCGCCCTCACGTATGTCAGCCATCGTGACCATGCCGCGCAAAGTTGGGATTTTCATGCTGGTCATTAGAGCGTGACGAGGCGGCATGGAAATTGCTAGTCTTTTCAACTTTCCCGAAGCGATATCCTCAAACGCTTTGGCCACGACAGCGTGATGCCGCCCATGGATAAACCCCGGCCACATCTTCCTTACAAAAGCCATGAAGGACGCCTGACACTTCTCCCTCTCTAACGCAGCTTTGTACTCAGCCACCTGCTCCAAAAGCTTCTCTTGCTCATGGATGGGCAACTGAGCGACCAACGCCTCCAAATCCTGCGGAGCAGATTTTTGTTTTTCAGGCTGGCTCATACGTCATTTCAAAGATGTCCGGCTTGCACGGGTAGTGCTTACCCTTCACGCCAGTGATGATCCAGTCGCCGGGCGTGACAAGCATTTGCCCTTCAAGAGTTTCAATGTAGGCTTGCGGTGTTACACCATCGTCCGGGTCCACCGTGTGCATCTTAAACACCGCCAAGTGATCGCCATGCTTGAACCACTGGGTCGCCTCAATGACCACGGGCTTCTTTCTGAACTTCATTCCAACTCCTTCAGGTTCTTGTAGTTCACCCAAGCCGGGCGAATCGTCCGACCCACTCCATCCATCTTCTTGATCACACCCAACTTCACCAACCTTTCCACAATCTTCACCGTACTCCCCATCCCCATCTTTCCCCTCACATACGCAATATCCCGTATTGTCGGCGAGAAACCATACTTCCTCCACCACTCATCAATCACTATAAACACCTCTTTCTGCGCCGGGCTCATACCCATCTCCATACACTCATCCCTCGTAGGATCGCTACGCCGAATCTTCATGTCCCTGTGGATAACTTTTTTTACGCAACCTCCACGCTTTGATTGCCGCGTAACTTTAGTATTTATTTTCATTTAAAACTAAAACAAAAGTATTACTTTATCTTTTCACTTTGGTTGCTTATTTTTTAAGCAACTACCCCCCGGGGGGTAGTGTTTTGAACGATGACGGGGGGGTCTCCTGTGTAGAGGGGTCTGTCGGAGAGGCTGCGGAAATGGTAGGGGGTTGTTCGGGTGGAATAGTATGTATATCGGCAGGGTGCGTCACATCGAGATTTGGGGGGGTCGCCCCCCGGTGGGTCACGTCTCCGGCCAATTCTCGCATCAGCTCATCAGCCTGCGCGTCAATGATGTGCGCATCCTCAGCACTGGCATTGCTTAGCTGCTTAAGCTGCGCCATGATCGCGGCCCGCGCATCTTCGCTGCTCGTGATAGTGCGCACTTCTTTGCGCTCAGTGAACGCTGCAACCTCAGTTACAGTGCCAAGAACCTTAGCCGCAGCAGTTATCTGCCCCGGTTTTGATTCGGGGTCGATGATGACTTTGACGAGTGATTGAATGACAAGCTCGCGTAAAGCAGCGGGGTTTCTATGTTTCGCAGTTTCAATTGCTAGCTGATAAGCTTGTATTTCCGCGCTTACATCGGGTCGCTTAGCTAGCTTGTAAGCCTGGTTCCCCTGCGTCTTCGGCTTTGCACTTGTGTTGTATGCTCTTCTGTAAGCCTCGGCACCAGTCAAGCCATTGGCTTTTTCAAAAGCAAATGTCTTTAGTTTCGCAGTAAGTTCGCGAGATGCACTCTTGCCCAAAATATGGGAGACGGGGACAGAGTCGAGGCTTTCGGTTATCTGTGCGCGGGTTAGCTTGCTAGGTGTCTTAAGTGTTTTCATAAGAGCAATGATAGAGGAACAGCGTAAGAGCTGCAATGCTTCGCATTAGAACAACCCGCCGAGCACCTCAGCACCGCCAGCACCACCGCCCGATCAACTCCCCCCAATACTTCGCACCTGCACCCGGTCAAGACGTGAAACGCAGACATTGAAGGCCCAAGACTTACACGTTATCCCCTTGTTTTCACTCTGGCAGCCTCAGAGCCGCACCGCTTCGCTCATTGACAAAACCAATCGAAACCCAAAACGCCATAAAAAAATACTCGACAAAAACCGCGCACAGGGCTTCGCAAGCACCCCAGAACCTAAGAGAATATCAACAGGCATAACGCCTTAACACCCAACACACAGGAGCACACAGCATGAAAGCATACAAGCACCTCATCAAATACGCACTCGCCAAGGGTTGCACCGTCTCAGTCTGGGACGGGGAAGAATGGCAGGTCAAACGCTCGACCAGCTTCAAGGCAATCAACAACGCCGTCGAATCAGTCGAAGAGGCAGCGCTCAGGATTCGCAACGCCGAGGGTGACGTACTGGTCAACAGCGTGACCGTTTCAGCCTTCGGACTGGAAGACGAAGAAACGATTGTCGATTACACCGTTTGCCCATTCATGGACGCATACGAAGCCGCTACCGCCTAAACCACCCCGCCCGCCTAACCAGCGGGCACCAACTGGAGCCCACATCATGCACCCTCAATTTATCGTTGACGCCGAAAACACAGCCCTCAAAGCATTTGAGGCACTGGGCAGCTTCGCCAGCAAGCACCAGCAAGGCGACTTCTACAACGCCGCCAAGATTCTTGGCGAAGTCAGACACGCCGCGCTGATGATGCGCGACCACCCCGACCAGCGCGAGGAAATAACCGCCCGCCTGCTTGAAATCCTCAACTAACCCACAGGAGCCTAAACCATGATTACCAGCACCGACCACGCAGGCCGAGCCTGCATCCTTACCCACAACGGCCAGCCCGTGACCATCGGGGAAATTCTCGAAGACTTCCGGGGCGATCAGTACAGGGTCACAGGAGGCCAAGCCCCACACAAGGCCAGCAGCAGCGGAAAGATTTACACGGACGCGGGCAACTACTACCCCACCGTTTTCAAATGCAAATGGACACCCAGCAACCAAATCACCACAGGAGCCTAAACCATGAAACCCCAAGACCTAGCCACACTCGCAGCCGCAGCCCTGATGCCCACACGTCACAGCGCAGCACCCACCGCCGCCGCAGCGCTCGCCGCCAAGGTTGACGAACTGGGCACCCTTCACGCGGCCATCGCCGACATGAAACGCAAGGTTGACAACATCCGCACCGACTTAGAAGACGCCGGACTCGACAGCATTGAGGGCCAGCTATACCGCGTCAACTTCGCCCAGGTTGCAGGCCGGACCCTCACCGACTGGAAAACAATAGCCGAACGCTTGAAGGCAAGCCGCCAGATGATTGCAGCGCACACCACCACGGGCGAACCCGGCACCCAAATGACCGTTAAAGCACGCCAAACCCACTAAACCACCAACACAGGAGCACACACCATGGGCCAATATCACAAAGTTTACAACGCCACAAAAAAAGAATTCATTCACCCGCACCGCATAGACAACGGGTTGAAACTAATGGAGCAGGTAGGTTTTGACAAGTCAACCGCCACAGGGTTATTTTTACTACTGGCAAACAGCAACGGGCGAGGAAGTGGAGACGCACGCAAGCACCCGTTAATCGGGCATTGGGCAGGTGACAAAATTGTAATTCAAGGGGACTATACAGAGCCAACAGACCCCGGACACATAGACCCGGAAACGCTCAACACCTTTTCAGACATATCCGCCCAAGTGCTGGACATGCTTAACCACCAATTCAACTAAAGGGGAACACCATGGGCACGACTTGCTACTTAATCAACACCCGCCAGACCAGCAAGGCCACCATTGAACGCGACCAAAGCCAACAATATATCGCGGGCGAACGTCACGGGTTTGGATTCGATTATCTCGTAATGAAAGGATCAACGGGGTACGGAATAATGCACCGCCAAGACAAGGACAGCGGAGAAAAAACACACTTTGGAGTTGTCTTTAAAACCAGCAGGCACAAAACCGACCATTGGGGGATGTCTGAATTTTGCATAAAGGAAATCACAGAGGATATGGGGCCAGTGCAAACAGACGCGCCCGCAAAAATGCTCGACATGCTCGACAAGCTAGCCCCGGACCCCAAGGGATGCGCCGCCCAATGGCGCAAGGCATGCCGGGAAACAATCGCACGCAAGCGCACGCCCAAGGCAAAGGCAGCAGCCGGGCAGCGCGTGACCTACAACAGCCAAGCGTACACACTGAGCCACCCAGCAGGCCCCCGGAGAGGTTGGATTGTCCACAGTGACACGGGCGCACGCTACCGGATGAACGCCCGACAGGTAGCGCAAGCCCTGAAAGCACCACCGCCAGCGCCAGCAGAGCCACCACGCAGCAAAGAGCAAACGCCCGAGCAATTTTTCAAAGACCATTTTCAATTTGTCCACGTAGGTGACCCAGCATGAACCGCCAGCACTTCACGGTTAACCCAGCCACACCACACCCCGACAGCGACAGCCACCCCCAGCCTATGCCACTGGACGAGGCAATCGCCTACGCTTTGCGGGTTTTGAAAAACCCAGACGCCACCCAATTGCAGCGCCAAAAGGCAGCGGATGAATTGCAATACAGTTACGAAACACAGGAGTAAACCGCCATGCGTTACCACTTTATCCAATCCAGCACCAACCGCAAAACAGGCCCAATTCCACAGACCTACACCAGCCGCGAATCATGCCCGCCCTCATGCGCTCATTACCGCAGCTCATGCTATGCCGAAGATTTTTACACCCGGTTAAATTGGGACAAGGTAAGCACCAGAGGCACCGACTTAAACGGACTGGTGCAAGCAATCGCCAGACTTCCCAAGGGCCAGTTATGGCGAATGAATGTAGCGGGCGATTTACCCGGAGAGGGTGAACAGGTGGACGCTTATGCACTCGGGCAGATTGTCAAAGCGAACCGAGGCCGGAGCGGGTTTACCTACACGCACAAGCACAGCCCGGACGCGATCAAATGGGCAGGCCACGCCACAAAATGGGGCTTCACAGTCAATCTCAGCGCCGACGATGTAGAGCAGGCCGACCAGCTCGCCGCCCACGGTCTCCCCGTTGTTGTTGTCGTGCCAATTGACACCCCAAAGCACAGCCGGACACCCGAGGGCAGGCCCGTTCTAGTTTGCCCCGCACAAACCACCGAATACATGACATGCGTCCTTTGCGCACTTTGCCAACGCGCCGACCGCAAACAGATCATTGGTTTTAGGGCACACGGCAGCAAAGCAAAGCAGGCCGACCGACTCGCCCGCCGGGTTATTCCAATCGCCGCAGCCTGACAGCGCCAGGTCATACCCTCACCCTGAGGGTATCGCCGGGAATTGTCCCGACCACAGGAGAGACCAACAATGCACATTTTTAAATTGACCACCACCCAGGCCCGCAGACTGGCAACCAGCGCCGCCGCCAAAGTGGCCGACATGGACGCAGCACGCGCCCCAGACTGGCACACCACGCCCACAGAATGCCGCATAACCCAGAGCGACCAACGATACAGGGCCGAGCTACTGGAGGCCTACGACCAGATCATTAAACAAATCCCTCACTAAAGGAACCCGCAACATGAAACGATGCACCAACGCCGAACCCGGCACGTACGGCCACGAATGCGGAAAACCCGCCCAATGGACCGCGACCAAGCCCAACGGCTACCAATCCACATTTTGCGACCAGTGCCGCCAGCAGGGCAGCGAGGCCCGCCCTTATGGCAACTGGACCCCATACAAGGAACCCACCCAATGACACACACCGAACACGCCTACATACAAGCGGGGGCACGCTACGAACGCGCCCGCACCCCCGGACAGGTGGCCGCAGCCAGCCAGATAATCCGCACCCTACTGGAAGCCGAGAAGCCCCACGACCAAACCGAGGCCCGCAACCTAATTGAGCGAGGCAGACAAGAAGTAAGGGCCACCGCATGACAGGGTTTACCCTTATATGGCCCTTCCCCCCACCCGGAGGCCCAACACCATGGACCCCCGAGCAGGAGCGAGACTACCAGCGCCAGCAGGAGGAGCGAGCCCGAAAAGCCGCGCCGCCTGCCCCGTGGTAACTTGCGGAGGAGCTGCCGAATAACCCCCGCCGGGTTGGTTGCGAGAGAGCTGCCGGCCAACTGATTGCAAAAGATTTGCTGAGATGCTACCGAACCAAAACCACCCACTGACACGCGCCTACATGCTAGGCGCACGAGCCACCAGCCCCCAAGCCATGACCGAGGCCATGCGCCTAATCCGTGCTTGCGAGCTAGGGGTTGACCAACTGACCATTGACCAGTGCAAACTGGCTGCCGAAGTTTTATTAGAAAGGAAGATGCCATGAACACACAACACGCCCAAAATGAGGTTGCTTGCCCATTCCTTTGGCGGGACCGTCACGGCGAGCGCCACTTGCCCGCGCACATGGAGACGCGCCACCTGTTCTACACCTTGCGCATGATCTGGAACAACACAATGCCAGCGAGCGCCAGATTGCCGGGCAACCTGTACAGCTTTGGCCCGACCTACACCCGCGAATACATGCTTGGCGCAATTGTCGCAATCGTGCCCGAGCTGGCCACCAGAAACAACATGACGCCCGAATGGAGGCGGCAACTGCAGCACATGATTGACTGGATTTCTGTATATCAATTGAAAAGCAAAAAGCGTGCGCAGATTGAGGAGGCCGCATGAAATACACCGGACCCGCCAAACCCATCCCCACGCACCTCGAGCTGATAACCGACAAGGGCGAGCGCGTGATCTTTTTGCTGCTGGCTGTCGTGGCCGCAGTGTTTCTTTATTTGGAGTAAATCATGAAAACATCAGAAGTATTCAAGCAAGCCAAGCAGCACTTGGCCAAGGATTATGACGAAACGTGCAACGCCCCTCGCAAGGAGAAGTTCATCTGCATTGCCATCATCACTGCGGCGGCGCACTCCAAGCGCATAACCAAAGAGGATATGGAGCGATGCACCGAAGTTGTCGAGTCAAGACTTGAGGGGGCGCACACACTGGAGGACTGGCTTGTTGACCGGGGTTGCATGCCAGAATACGGACTGTGCGAACGCACCACAAAGGATCGCATCCAAGCACACCGCCACGCATGGCTTGACCTGTTGATCGCAGAGTTTGAGGCCAAGGGAGACTGATGTGCCCACCTACCGCATGACCATCGAGCGCACCGTGCGCTTTCAGCTTGACCTTGAGGCAGACACCCGCCTTGATGCCCTGAGCATGGTGAACGACAAGGCTTTGATGTACGATGCACAGGACCACAAGGAAACCCGTGTTATTGCCATCAAAGAACTCGAACCGCAGCATGTTCTCGATCCACCTGATTGAGGATGAAAATGGCCGTGTGTCTGCTATCGCGGAAATGGTAGGCACCGGCCCGAACGCCATCGACATCGGCTACGAGATCATGCAGAAGCTTGAACTGGCCTCGTTCGATCACCCGGACAGGCTGTCAGTTCAACCACTTCAGTACTGTAAGAACTACCAGTAGCGGAGGGGCTACCGACTGATTGCGAGAGAAAGGCCTGCCGACCGGTGGGCTTTTTTTCGTCTGGAGGCCAGCGCACGGCTTACCTCACATGGCTAAAACCTTTCGGCTTGGGATGTGGTGGGGAGAAGAACTGTTCCGCATCATTGGCAAAGAGAAGATAGAGAGCAACTACCCGCAAACCCGCATGGATGCTAGGCCCGAGTCATGAGGTGAGTAGGTGACCTACCAGCGGGCAGTAGGATGTTTACTGATATAGGGTAGTTCTACCTTATATGAGTAGGTCTACCCTATATGAGTAAAACTACCTGATAACTTAGTAGAACACCTACCGGAGATGATTTACTCATATTTCCGTAGATGTTATGATGCGTAAACCAGTAAAGGATTTACCATGAAAGATAAA